ACCAAAACGTTGTATACGCAATATGCCATTATGGCCCCTGTAAGAAACTTGTGCTGTGAGTGTATTGTTTCCAGCTCGTACTAATTTTACAACTTGAACTTCTGATTGTGGTTCTGTAGGTTGTGGTGGCGTTTCTTTAATAACATAGCCATCTTCATTGCTATGGTCTACATCATCATGGAAGGCTTCTTGCATTAGCAAACTATATTCAACACCCTCATAAAACTTGTCTGTACCGACTTTTTCACACCATTCTTTTACTGTAAACTTGTTGCCAGCTGACCTTAAAATTGTATACAAACAACTAAGATATGATCCTAAGTTGCGTTTAATATTATTTGGAGCAAGCGAGAATTGAATGTTTTCTGTTGCCAATGTTACAGATGGTTTTGCCATGGCTTCTAAATCTTTTTTGGTACCAACTTGCTGGCATTTTGGACACAAGGCTTTTTCTTTCTCAGTATCGATTCTGAGAATCTTACCACATTTGACGCAATGAACTTGAGTTAACATTATTCCATCATCTGTGCAAGAGCAGTTTCTATCATATTAGTATTGGAAGCATTATCCCATATAGCGTTCCAATCCCAATTGTCAGCAATCTCTGGTGGGAATCCTTCAAGTTCAGCGTCTCTGCCATCAATTTCGAAGCCTATTTGACCATTATAGCGTCTGCCATTGATATCAACAACAACGTCTAACGCATTAAAGGCACCTTCCCAGTCTGGGCTTGGGTTTAGTGATGGTGTTGCTGATACTATTCGATATGTACTTGATAATGCTTCTGTTAATTTACGCGATTTTAAGCGCGATTCACCAACTTGTTTCCCTAGATCATGTTTACCATCTGGAGCTGGACCACCACCAGTAAATGGTTCAGTTGGTTTTGCGTCATGGTGATCGGCATTAGATGTTACATCAACTATGCCCTTCATATCAGGGTTCCATCCAGAATCTAGTTCTGATGGTTTCTTAGCAGATAGGTCTTCAATTATGTTGTCGACATGTTTTAATGATTCTTCTCTGACATGCGATGGTAGTGCTCGTGCTTTCATTTCTTTGTCAAATGATAGTTTGAATGTTGGATTGTCAATATATTTATGGCTATGTACTGCAAAGAATGCAGAAGTTAGCGAATCTTTAAATGGGCTACCCGATACCTTCAGAGTAAATAAATCGTCTATACCTTCCCACCTAAATTGTGAGGTGTGGTCGGTAGTTTTCCCGAACCCTGTTGGACCATTATGAATCGACAAACCCAGTCTTACATCTTGTTGGAGCAATCCGTTGACTGCTTCAAGAATAGCTTTTTCGGTTTTATTCAAAGACATACTTGCCTTCCTATGCAACAAATAACCTTCACAAATACTTTTGATCGGGTACCATATGGAATATAATACTCTAAATCAATTCGACGTTGTCCGTTTAGTCCACACAAAGAACATAAAATATTTATCTGGACCACCAGGAAGACCAACAGCACCTAAGGGGGATTGGGCAATAGTAGGTTTCATAGATAGAGATTGTATATTGGCCAAACAATCTACTATTATACGTGTACCACCATCAGATATACGTCTAATAGCATCATATCAACCAAGTGTTTTAGAACATAAGTTAGCTAAAACTGGTAGTGCTACTATTGATATTCCACAAATAGTAAGTAAGATGTTAGAAATTGATCATAGTAAAGCAACCGAATTATGTAAGAAATATCGAATTCCGCTGAAAGTAGAATCTCGAGCATACGTAGACAAAGCTGTCAAGAAATTGAAAGAAAAAATGGAGGCCGAAAATGGCAAAAGATAAGAATATTGAACACAAAGATTTAGATGCTACAATCGCTGAGTTGCGGAAGCAATTTGGTGATGGGACTATCTATCAAGGTAATCTTGTAGTAAAAGGCGTAGTAGGTATACCAACTGGCTCAATATCATTAGATATGGCACTTGGTATTGGTGGCGTGCCACGTGGTAGAGTCACTGAAATATATGGGCCTGAAGCCAGTGGTAAAACAACACTATGTCTTGAATTAGTAGCAAACATTCAAAGAAATGGTGGAGTGGCAGCCTATATTGATACAGAGAATGCTATAGACCCAGTATATGCTGGTAATGTTGGTGTTAATTTTGATAAATTAATATTCTCACAGCCAGACTCTGGCGAACAAGCAATGACTATTGTTGAGAAGCTTGCAAAAACAGGTCAAGTAGATATTATTGTAGTTGACTCGGTCGCGGCGTTAGTGCCGCAAGCTGAATTAGATGGCGAAATGACCGATGCAAACATTGGAGCCCAAGCTCGACTATTAAGTAAAGCATTGCGTAAGCTTACTGGCGTAGTTCATAAAACCAATACTGCTTTAGTATTTGTAAACCAGTTACGTGAGAAGATTGGTGTAATGTTTGGTTCTCCAGAAACAACCCCAGGTGGGCGTGCATTAAAATTCTACTCAAGCGTCCGTCTTGATATTAGGAAGTTAGAATCTATTAAAGCTAACAAGGATTCTGATCCAACTGGTAATCGTGTAAAAGTAAAAGTAGTCAAGAATAAAGTTGCATCACCATTTAAAATAGCTGAGTTTGATATCGTGTTCGGTAAGGGCATTGACGAAGTGGGTGATGCCATTGATACAGCAGTTAATCTTGGTGTTATCAAGAAAGCTGGATCTATGTTGAAGTATGAAAATAAGAGTTATAATGGTTATGCGAAGCTACGAGAGGCGCTAGAAACACCAGAACAATTACAAATGCTTGTTGCAGAATTGCGTAACCAGTTAAATTTAAAACCGGTGGAGATTGTTGATGAAGAGCTACCAGCCCCAGAAGATACATTAATAGTTGAAAGTGAATAATGGCCGCACCACATTTTAAAATTGGAGAAGTTGTTTACCTAGTTGAGTCTGCAGCACTAGGTGAATTAGAGGCCTATAAAATAGGTGCTCTAAAACAGACGTCTCCAGATGTTTGGGTATATCAGATATTCATAGAACAAAAACCACCAACAGAACAGACGGTTGGTGATCGTATTGATTTGAAAGAATCGAGAGATTTGTTTTATGAAGAGTCTGAGTTATTCACTTTATGTGAAGCAATTCAAACAGCAATTAACAACGTTGAGATTAGAATCAATCGTACACAATTTATGATTGATGAATGTAATGGGGTTCAAGGTGGCACATACATCGATCCAATACCAGTGCCTCAACCGAATCCTGGCCCAAATGAACCACGATACAATATCAAAGACACAGTATATGTTAAAGCATCTGCTAACATCGGATTTTTAGAAGATTATCAAGTTACTGGTATTATGAAACAACCAAGTAACAGAGAATATATGTATTCTTTATCGTTAACTACACTTAAGTTATCTCCTGGCTTGACGCTGTCTGGTAAACCACGATTTAAAGAAAATATTTATTTTAAAGAGCGTGAGTTAATCACTAAGTGTGAAGCTATTAATTTGGCAGCGGCATCTCTAGATCGAAAAATGTCTAGATTATTGGCATTAAGAATATCACTCTGTGGCGGTACAGACTAACACGTACTTAAAGCATGACAACCGATAACAGCGAGTCTATGGCTGGCGAAAGGCCATTTGGCATTAACGAAGAAAAAGCTATTATTGCTCTGGCGTTCGATATGCCAGAATTCTTCATACAAGTTGGTCAACATTTAAGTGGCGTTAAGCATTTCGTAAAAGCAGAACACCAATTCGTTTATACAATTATAGAACAACAATATAAAGAACATAGCGTCATACCAACCCGTGGAATGGTTGAAGATATTGCGCTAAAAAATCTAAAGGCTGAAGATGATGATTTAGATTTAGTATTGGAAACAATTCATCGCAAATCGAATTATCGCGACATTCCAGTTATCAAGAGCCGCTTGCTAGAGTGGACTAGAAACAAAGCTTACGGATTGGTATTTAGTGAGGACGCCCATCAGGCATGGTTACGTAAAGATTATGATACGATAGAGGAAATTTTTGAAAAAGCACGTCGCATCACTGACTTAACAAACACTGGTGTTGATTTCTTTCAAAATATTGATAAGTTGTTCGCTGAAGACACAAAAGAGCGCTTCACGACTGGATTCCCAGCATTAGACATTTATTTAAACAATGGCGGCCCAAGCAGAGGTGAAGTGTTTTTGTGGATGGCACCAACTGGTCGTGGTAAATCAATATTATTGGTCCATGCTGGTCGTATAGCAGTTGAAAAGGGCTTAAACGTATTGCATATAACATTAGAGAATTCTACTCAAGATACTATGCTTCGATACATGGGATCATTTACCGACGAAATTATAGCAGCAAGATTTGAAAATCAAAACGCCATTGAACAAAAGCTTGAAAAATTACGCAATTCTACAAATGGTAGATTAATAGTGACCGAATGGGCTCCAGAAGAGATAACTGTTGACTCAATAATTCAATTTATTGATGTTAAGAAACGAACAGAAAATTGGAAACCAGACATGATCATCATTGATTATCTGGATCTAATGTTATCAAGGAACCCAAGTGACAACAAAGATGAATATTTAAGACAAGCAAAAACATCAACACAATTATGTGGATTGGCGAAGAATTTAGATGTTCTCGTAATGTCTGCAACACAAACTAATCGAGATGGTTTGAGTGGTGAATCAGAGCACATTGGGCTAAATAAAGTATCTCAATCATTTGGTAAAGCGATGCCAATTGATTATTGTGTAACCATTAATCAGACAGAAGACGAACACAAGATGGATATCCCACAATTCAGATTATGGATCGTTAAGAATCGTAAAGGACCTAGTCATCAACAAGTACGTGTAAGAGTTAATTATAAAACAATGCGGTGTGCGCCTGAGGACTTTATATAAGTTGGGTGAAATATGCCTTTTTACAATTATTGGTGTCCTAAAGAATGTAAGACTAAACAGCTTAGCAAAGATTTAAAAGCTAAGTTGGTCATAGAAAAACATCCAAAGGGTAGACTAGTCTGGACCGAACGCCATGGTATGGAAGAGCATCCAGAAATCAAGTGCCCAGTGTGTGCTAAAATAGCCGAGCGTACTTGGCATGGCACTAGACAAGAAGGGTATATTAGGGGTCAATGTTATCTTAATAGAGCCGATGCCAAGCGTCAAATGGACATACGTCTATTAGAAACAAATAACGACCCATACAAATCAATGCGTCAGCCTGGGGAAGTTGATGATCTAAAGAGCCGACTAAAGAAAAAGAAAATACCGAAACGATAATGTACTTCATTTATACAGCGTTCGACAAGTCTAAGCTGACTAAGCCTAAGCCACTAGGAACTATAGTATATGATAGTGAAACTAATGACTCATACTCAGTTCCAATGTTCGTTAAAGGCAATAGTGAAGCGGCTATATTTACACGAGATAAGGCGAGATATCTAAAAGAAATTATAACAACTCAGCCGGTAGTACTAAATGATTTTAAATCACACATTTTAGCATTAGAATTATTAACCGGAATTGACTATAATGTACATGAAATGATTGTTGATGATCAACTGTGTCCAAGAGAATGGACATCATTAAAACCATTTATGCACGAACGATTTGATGAAATAAAAGCAGGATTCGACAGCAACAATAAATGGCAACCATTAATGGCTAGGGCTACTTTAGTATATTGTGATCTTGAAAAACGTGGCGTATTGCATGAAGGCGGTATTGTTCCAGTATGTCCATCATATCAATATATAACTACTGGTCGAGCTTCTACATCTGGATTTAATATTCAAGGCATGCAAGATGGTATTGGTATATCATCAGTACATCCAGACCAAGATGTGTTTGTGTGTGCAGATTGGTTATCTGCAGATTTAAGAGCAGCAGCAGTACTATCAAACGATAAAAAACTTTTACAATCATTTGATAATTCAGACCCATACACAGAATTAGCACAAGCAACAAATATGACAAGAGATGAATGTAAAAGCAAAACGTTGCCAGGATTGTATTCACTAAATCTAAATAGTGATATATTTAAGCATTATAACACATTTAGAGGGTGGGCTGAGGCGTCAATAGCAAAAATGGATAAAGAGGGGCATTTAACGTCAATACTTGGTCGCAAGTTTAATATTAAAGGCCAAACAGAACAACAACTATTAGACAGCAGGAGACAAGTATTCAACGCACAAATGCAAGGCACTGTTGCGCATGCTATGCATAATGTATTGGTACAAGTTCATAGAAAATATCCACACAACATATTAACAGAGCTACATGATTCACTTATTTTATGCTGCAATAGAAATATGGTTAAATCGTTGATCGATGACGTAACAAATATTATGCTACGACCATTCAAAGGAATATTGGACAATGACCCGACATTTCCTTTGCGTGTATACATAGGTAATAGATGGAGGCCATCGAAATTGTATAAGGTGTATAGAACATGCAATGGTTAAATTTGTTAGAATTAGAGTCGCGTAGGGGCGATTGGATTCATTCTAAGAACCAATATTCTATTGATAAAATAATGGATAAATTAGATATATCAGGCCCATCTGAAAAATCTTTAAGAATTAGTGTTTTTGATGAAAATAAACCATGTGATGTGTTTGTATTAATAAAAGCGAAACTTATAAATGGCGCATGGAAATTTATGATTATAGAGGAAGAAAATGTCTTGGTTTGATGAAAACATAAGCGAAGATCTTGCAAATCAATTAATTCGAATCAAGATTACTATTGATGGACAACTAGTTGAGCGAGATATTAGGCCAGATGTTATAATAAATTACGAATTACTTGAACAGCAATTAGAAGAAACTCCATCAATGTTTATATTTTGGTCCCTATTGTTAGCAGAAGCCAAAAAGGCAGTAGCAACACTAGAAAGAGTTATAGATATACGTAAAGGGCAAGTGACCAAGGAATTATTAGACGCTGCTAATAAAGATGGTGTAAAAACACGAGCGTCTGATGTTGAATTATTACTTAAAACAGATGAAAGTCTTATAGAATTGGAATCAAAGCTACTTATTGCCAACAGAACACAAAGTAAGATGTTTGCGATAGTTGATGCTATAAGAATGAAGTCTGAACATTTGCGATCATTGGCAGGATTTAAGAAACAAGAATTACGCGACACTGGACAATAGTAAATAAGTTAAGAAATTGCGCCGATGGGCCTGTGGCCTGATGGTGCGTGATATAGAAAGAGGTTAGCATGTTAGATCGTAATTCAGCTCTCGAGGAAGTGCGCAAGCGCATGCTTGCGAAGAAGGGTGGTCGGGCCCGTGATCCGATGCAATTTAGTGCCCCAAAGGTCGACGTCGGTGCAGAACTAAAACTGAAGTTCTATGTTCTCCCTTCTGTAATAGAAGGTGATCAAGTAGTTAGTGGCAATGCTTCTAGGAACATGGATCTGTGGTATATTGTCACTGGCACCCACTGGATTAATAACAAGCCATCTGAATGCCCACGTATTCATGATGGCAATGATTGTGCTTTTTGTCAACTTGGTTTTGATCTATTGAAGACCACAGATGACGACGAGGAACGTAAGAGTATTATTAAGACTTATTTTCCTAAGAACTCATGGGTTGTTAACATCTACTTCCCAGCATATGAGAGCACCCCACAGGATTTACGTGGTAAAGTGATGTGGTATGCTATGCCAAAGACGGTCTTTGACATCATGGAAAGCACTATCATGCGTGATGCTTCTAGAGATGAAACAGATCCTCAGGCATATGGCTTATTCTACGACCCGAATGATGCCTACGTCTTCCAGCTTGATGTAAAGCATCAGGGCGGATATAACGAATATAAGTCATCTAAGTTCCTGCCAGCTACGCGTGGCCCAATGGCTAAAACAAAGGGCGCGAACACGAATCAGTTGGATGAAGCGACAATGACAAATATTCTAGCTCAGAGGCATGATTTATTCACCAAGTTCGCCGCTCGTAGTCCAGAAGTTATGGCAAAGCTAGCGGGCGAGATATTACATGGTGAACCTGATCGTAGCCGTGATGAGAAGAAGCCAGCCAGTAAGCCAACCCAACCAGCCGAAGCTCTAGTAGCTGAGGACAAGCTAGTTGAAGAAGAACCAATAGAGCAACCAAAGTCTAAACCAGCAGCGCCAGTATTTAGTGCTGCCACCACGGCTTCCAAGCCAGTAGTGAGGCCAGTAGTTGCTACTAAGGTTGTTCCTACAACCACTGGGACGCCAAAGCCATCTCAGGTAACGGAAGACACTCCTGACGATGAGTTAGCGAAGTTGCTGGACGACATCCGCAACAATAAGTAATTCACTTGGATTTGAAGACGACCGGATAATCTAATCGTTATCCGGTCGTCTTTGTATATAGAAACATGAGTGTAGACCACATGCTGATCGATGGCAAAAACAGTATCTATCGAAGTTTATTCGCCGGATATGTTGATGATCGATTTAGACAATCAGGCCACGATTATTTTTTAATATTTATGCGGTTTATAAATAATTATGTAAATCGAATTAGGCCAAAGTCTGTACATGTTTTTTGGGACGCCAAGATGTCATGGCGTAAAAACGTATATCCTACATATAAAGCACAACGTGTTGATCAATATAAAGATTATACAGTAGATATACGTGGCGAAATACGTCGACAAGTAATGATAGCAATTGAAGCATTAAGATGCCTTAATATAAGGCAATATTATGAGAATAGTCAAGAAGCTGACGACATGATATATGCATTTATTAAGAACAATGCCGATAAAAAATGTGTAATAGTGTCTGCAGACGCAGATTTTAAACAGATATCATATAGACACAAGCATGTAAGCATATTTAATCCGTTAGCTAATAAGAATGGATATGAAGATATCCCAGAATTAGATCCAGTATTAGTAAAATCGTTTACTGGCGATAAATCTGATAACATAACTGGATATTATGGGGTCGGCAAAGTAAAAGTTAAGCCACTTATTATTGACGAAAAAGCTCGTGAGACATTCTTTTCATCTGATAAAGCCATAATAATGAGAGATGGTGCTAAAGTTAAGGTTGGCGACAGCGTTTTTAAGCTTAACAAACAATTGGTAGATTTAGAATTAAACCCATATCTTGCTTCTAACGTTGAACTCGCAAAAAATCAACAAAATTATCAAGCAACATTCGACTTAGCAAAATTTAAATCAATAATATTGAAATATAAACTACGTGGTTTAACAGCAGATATTGATAATTTAATTTTACCATTTAAGTGTCTAATATAATTGCAAATATATTCTAGTAGTCGATATCTATTATTATAAGAGGATTATATGACAAAATTTGGATCATTATTTGCAATGTTATTGTTACTATTAGGCGGCCTTGGCGGCTGTAAACAAGTACAAGAAACTGTAGATCGACTAACTGACGAAGAATTGGCCGAATATGTTTATAATGGTTCTAAATTCACAGCAAAGACAGGATTACGAGCTGTATTAGATAGACATCCAGAGCATGTTGATCTAATTAAAGCCGATGCCACAAAAGCATCTAAAATTATCAGTGAAAATATTATACCAATATTTAATGGTGCAACTAGTTCTGAAGTTCTACGTAGTGCAATTGACGCTGCTTTAGATGAACTGGCAGCAAATTTGTATGCGCCTACAATAGATATAATAAAACTAGCTTTACATGTAGTTGCTGGGCAAATTGAATTACCAGAAAATCCAGCATCAAAACTTGATGACCGTACACGTAAAGCAGTAGTGGCTTTCTTTACTGGTTTAGTTGATGCTGTTTCTGAAACGTTTCCAGTGGTAACTCCTGTCCCAGCCCCAGAACCAGTTCCAGCGGATCCTGTGAGCAAGACTAGTGCTCTTAAATGGGCCAAGCCAGCGCCATTAGTAACGTCAACCATACCATGGTCAACAGGAAAATCAACATTGCTGTGGCCATTATGCAAATGTCAACCATGCAAATGTGACCCATGTGGTTGCGACTAACTAAATTGCACATATTGGTCATCGTCATCATAATGTCGGTGATGACCAGTTGTGCTACTATACCGCCTGAAGCAGTTCAATTATCATCAACTTTAGGTCAGATGATATCTAAAGCTAAAATTGCACATATTGGTATGGTAGATCAACATTTTGATAATCTAGCTTTACAAGTAGACAGGTTTGCTATGGGAGAGTATAAGCAAGCCTATATGGACAATATCAGAAAATTAATGAAGCAAAAAGACCCAAATTTTACTGATTTAACATCACATCAATATGACGCAGCTATGAATAGGATCATGGGTGCTCGTATTGGATGGCTAAAAACAGTATGGGCTAATAAACAAGCTGTCTTAAAATCGCTTGAAGATTATTATGCTCTAATGGAACAAGCAAATGCAGAGGTGACTAATTTAATTAGATCGGCTGCTGGTGTAGAAAACACTAGAAACAAATTAGCTAACGATTTCACATCTCAATTCGGTATACAATCAAAAGATCTTGAAAACAAGTTGATGGGTAGCGTAACAGACGTTAATAATATGCTTAATGGAGCGTTGCAGAAAGTATTTGGCGACTAAATGACTGACGACGAATTTGATGACATATTAGATCAAGCTGACAAGCTGACCAATGAACAGCTTAAGGATAAAATTGCTGCTCTAACTAAACTAACTGCCGAAGATCTACAAAAAATTGCACCTACTGTTGCAGATAAGAATGTTTTATTAAAATTGATGGGTGTTGTCCGTAGCACAGCTAATGATAATGACAAGAAGGCGCAGATCCTAGCTAACATCGAAATGTATGCTGGAATTATTTTAAATATTGCAGGAAAAGTTCTACTATAGCAATTACTGTAACGACAGGCATATAAAATATGTCCGAAAAACGTAAACGCCCAAAATATGATCCAACAATGGCATGCCGAGCAGCTATGCGTCGGGCTTTTTCTCGCTCACCAATAGTAGTAGAAATGATGAAAGAAAATCGCCGTAAAGCACCACGACTTACAAAAAGCGGCTCTAGACATAAAATAGATGCTAATGAACATCTATGCAACATCTGTAAAGAATGGAAGAAGTCAACTAAGGATTCTAAAGTTGCTATTGACCATATAGATCCAGTTGTTGATCCTAATGTTGGATTTGTTGATTTTAATACTTATTTTAAACGTATGTGGTGTGATAGGTCTGGTCTTCAAAAAATATGTGGAGAATGCCACCGAAAAAAGACAAATGCCGAATGGTTTACTAGAAGATTTAAAGAAGAGCAAGTGATTATCACTAGTTTAGAAAAGTGTTACGATAAAGATATTCTCAAAAAGAAATTAAAACGCTTTACTAAAAAGAAGATGTCTTTACCTTATCCTGAAAACTTCAAACAACAAGTTGAAATATTACGTAAGAGGTTAAAGTAATGGGATGCGGCTGTAATCGCAAACCGAGTACAAACAAGTCAAAAGCAGTTGGCTTGATACCTGACAAACCATATATACAACATATCCAAAAAGGCAAAACATGTCCAAAATGCAGCTGGCTAATGAGAACAGTTAATAAATATAATCTCAGTACTAAACGAACTGACACAACATTATTATGTTCTAATAAGGCTTGTAAATTTTCTAAATCTAAATAAGACATATGGCCAAAGATTGTGGTGGCTGTGGTACTGGTAAGAATAGATACCCACCATCGTATAGGCGCTGTCCAAAATGTAGTTGGCCAAGCCGTACAGTCAAGAGTTATAGTACAAAAACTAAAGAATATATAGTTAGTCAAGCTTGTAAGAATAGAGAATGTAGGTACGTGTTCGTATGATGAGTTTTATTGTTTTTATTTTAATGGTAATTGCTGTAGAAGCAATATCTGAAATTATAACGTCTTCTGACATCTTTGTGGGATTAAGGGGTTGGTTTTCAAGACAAGAGAATTTGATATTAAATTTCATATCAAGAATGATAACTTGTGGGTATTGTTGTTCAGTTTGGGTATCTGGTACATTAGCTTGGTCAATACCATTATCGTTAACTGGATATTGGTTTATAGATATTGTCATAAACACGTTCGCAGTACATAGATTGTCTAATTGGTATCACGAGTTTATGTCAAGATGGCAAGGACGCCACCCATGGACATTTGTTAATATGAAAGTTGGTAAACAATGAGTAAGAAAGAAGTCAATGACCTTGAAAAAGTTGTCGTAGAGAATCTTGGTCAACTACAAAAAGCACTAGAACCATTTATGACTGATACTACTATTAGAAAATTATTAATTGAAGGAATGGATTTAGTTAAGAGGCAAAGCGAATTTGCAGAACGTAATCATCCTGACGCAGATTATGGTGGGTTTCTGCCAGTATCACCACCGCGTGGTGATAGATATATGTGGGTAGATACTTTAATTGATCGCAGACTTAATGGAAAACGCGATGGATTAAAAATTTTGTGGAATTTGGCCGAAGGACAATTTGAATTTAACCCATGGGATAAAAAATTGGATAAAAAGGCATGAAGAACGTAGCATTACAATTGGCACAATTTAATGGTTTGACAAACTGGAAACCACAACTTGGTGACCACATTGTGCAACATGGCCTTTTTACACATTGGTTTGGAGTAGTTAATGGCATCGACGGTAATGTTTTATCTGTTATAAAGGCCGGATTACCAGTACTACTACTAACAATGGAAGAATCAGCTATACCAAGCAATACGATTAAATTAAATGTGTCATCTATTAAGACTTCAAGGGCTGGAAAATACGCTATAATTCAACACAATGGCGCAGACCAAGTTTGGTATATATGAGTGAAACAGAAAAGCCAACAGTAAAATTGCCAGATTTATTGTCATACCCAGAAATTAAAAAATTCGATGACATGCCAGAAATGCATGACCAGTTCGTATATATAATTAAGTCATATCCAACTAAGGGCCTAACAGTATTAATATATCGTAAAGATGCGATGGTGCACTTAAAATTTGGCGATTTTTCAGGTAAAATTATAGAACCACATGGTAATAAAAGCATCAAATTATTTTTAGAAAAATATTGTTCAAAATTAGTGGAATTAATGAACCTAATTAAAATACCACAAGCACTTCATTATTTTGTTGTTGAAAAAAATACACTTAGACTAGTGGATGTCAGAACGTCTCTTAATAAATTTATTGGGCCAGGCATGCTAAGAGACCTATATGGCAAGATAATAGACACGCAAGAAGTAGTTAAAACTATTCAATTAAACTCAGAAACAATAGAGGGTATAAAAGCTGACAAAGGAAGTTATAAGGGCGGTTTAATATTAAAAACATCGGCATTTAAAACTGTTACTCGTGGAACATCGCCAAAATTGAACATGTATCCAATGTATGCGAAAGTGAGATAATATGGTACATCTACTATGGTTTGTGATCGGCGCTATATGTGGTGGTATGGGTGTTTGGCTATACAATGACATTTGTAGTACCGCTAAAGAAATTATATCTAACACCAAAAATACATCAAAGAAATCGCGTAGAAAATAATATGAAGCTAACATCAGTTCAAAAGCGCCTATTAGAACAAGACGAAAAGCAGCAAGGTGCCCAAAAAGCACCAGAGAAGGCTCCAAAGGCCTCTCCTGAAGTCAAGGAACCAACAGGGGCATCAGAACTTTCCTTAGACGTTCCAGACCTAGGAAATGGCCAAGAAGGCTCTCCAGACATGTCTCCAAATGAAATCGAAAAGGTCAAATCGGTACTAAAAGCCATAGAAAAATTACAAAAAGCAGCAGCAGACATGGAAGCAGCTAGATTTACTATCCAACAGGAATATAGCGATTTTACGTTAGCAAAGAGGCTTGACTCTCTTAAACAAGAAGTAGTATCTATAATAGGTAAAGCAAAAGAGCATGTATCTCGTAGTACTATGAATTCACCAGAAGCCAAAAAAGAAATGCTAAGCTGGTTAGGTCTATAATGGACATAGAACAAATTGCTAATAATATTGATCGCAATGACAATAGAGTTGTACTGACTTTAAGTGAAGCAATTAATTTACTAATCAATAAGGCATCTAAGAACTCACACAACTGTTTCTTAACATCATCTATAAAATTTAATACAATATTTGATAGTTTCATAAACGGTCAAGCAAATTTGATAACATTAAGAGAGTCTGCTGAAGAATTAATAAATACAGCAATCGATATTGATGCGTTAATAAGTGCCATTGTTGAATCACCACATGCTGAACCAATACAAATCAATAGTAATGAAATAATGCCAACAAGCGAATTAGAATACAAATACATGGCTTATAAACTTATTGATACAATCCGCGAATGGACTGATAGCGACAATCATGACAAAATGCTTAATGAAGCATCAAAATTTGTAAATATGAGCTATCAGTTGTATAGAAATATTATCATACTTGAAAAACACTTAGGTGGGAATTTTAAATTAGAACACTCAAGCCAGATTAAAAATGCTGCCTATGCTTTTGATAAGTTATTATTAGAGTCAGTATCTACTGGAGCAATCGCTTTGCGTCCAGCAATACTTGGCGGCGAACGAAGAGTATCTGACGTTTTTCCTAAGAAAAAACGTCGATGGTATTTGCAATACGTCGTACAACGTTAAAGCGTAACTAAAATATGACTGTCTTATTCACGTCTGGTTATCCATTTAGCGGTAAAACCGAATTCGTAAAAGAATTAACAAACCAACTTTCTGGCCGTAAAGTCATACATATCGATCCTACTTCATTAAGGCCTATTGAATATAGCACATTAGATGCTGGTGCACAAACGAAAGCACGCATCGCAGCGTGGGAAGTTGCTCAAGAAATGTTAATTAGTAGTATGAAAGAACCTAGTTCAACTGTTGTGATATTTGATACATGTGCGGCCAAATCGAAAAATATGCTACCACATTTTGCTAATGCCAAAGTAAATAAACATGATATTGTGTTTGTGTTTGTTGGTGCCGCAATATTTGAATGTAAACGACGTGCTGGACAAAAATGGCCGTCAAATGACATTATTAATGGATATGCTACTGATTTTAATGAGTCAGTATACAAATTAAAGGAAGCAAGTTCTAAATTTTTCTTTATTAAAAATAATGATGATCCCAATAGGGTCAATTTAAAATTTGCTGCACAAAGGATCGCAAAGGTAATATTAGATGGCACGTTTAGTGGAATATTTAAATCCAAACCCATTCGCAGTACAGTTAGTGGGTCCGGACAAAAAAACAATAAGCGTACCAAGATATAGCAGAATAGTTCTGACAGATTGGTTTATAACCAGATACACACCACGATACCTTAGAGTAGTAAAATATCTTAATGCTTCAGAGGCAGCCAACGCACGAGAAGCTGTACCAATGAGGAAAGACCCGATTACAAAATTTGCTAGAACTGTTAAACAATCACCTCCACGCATTATACATCAACCACCAATTAGACGTGTTGGTATGCCACGACGGCAAATTAGAACACCTGGACAGCCGATTGTTGGGCGTCGAGCTAAAGGCGATGCCAATATAGCATATCAAAAACTAATAGAAGACGAAACATATCCAATATCAAATAATGTTGGTGTTGGCATATTGAGTTTCAATAGACTTGGAAGCATACAAAGATTAGTAGATTCTATACGTAGGTGTACAGATCTATCTAGAACAACCTTGTTTGTAAGCGACGAATCGACTAATTCAGATGTTCCAGAATGGTTAGCCAATCAAACAGATTTAGTATATGTATCAAATAATCAACGACTAGGTGTTGCTGGAAATTCAAATAGATTATTAAAGTGTCTGTCACGATTTAAGTATAAAATTCTTCTAAATGATGATGTTGAAATATTGCGAAAAGGCTGGGACACATTCTATTTTGATGCAATACCAAAAACTGGGATCCATCATTTTTGTTTTAGGCAAGTTGGTATATATGGTGCACATGTTAAGTCAGAAACCACGTCTGAACGTAAAGGATATGTTGTAAACACAATTACTTCTAAGCCGCAAGGTTCTGTTATGGCATTCGACAATGAAGCATTCGATGTAGCTGGTTATTTTGATGAATCGTTTGGTATGTATGGGATGGAGCACGTCGATTGGTCGAATCGTGTAACAAAGTCTGGCATACAACCACCAGGATTTCACGATTTAGAACAGTCTGAAAAATTTTTTAAAATATGGGATGAAGAATCGGCTATACCAGATAGAGTTGCACTATATCATCATAGTAGAGAAGTTTATAGAAAATTGTCGTCTATAGATGATAGAGTATATGTAAAGGCCACAGAAAAATCAGATGTGCTATCTATTTCATATGTTATACCATGTAGAGATATAACTGGTTCTAGGTCGTCGTCTATACCAACAGTTGTGGCAAACATTAAAGCTCAGAGATTTCCTAATATAGAAATTATATTAATGGAGCAAGATACAACAGCACGGATACCTGATGAATTAATTTCACCAATAAAACATGGATTAGTTAAAAGTGCAGCTCACCAACAATTCAACAAAGCCGCAGCATTCAATGGTGGTATTTTTAAAACAACCAACGAACAAATAGTGTTACATGATGCCGATATTCTAGTGCCAGGATGGTATACAAGGAAAATATACAAACTATTGCAAGAACATGATAGTTGCCACGTTGGACAACAAGTTCTATACTTAACACATCCATCCACTAAAGACGTTAACATAAATAAAGCATTAAATAACCAAAAAATTTGTGATCATGTGGTTGATTATTTTGAAGGTGGGTCATTAGGGATTAGAAAATCAGTTTATAATAGAATTGGTGGCTTTGATGAAAAATTCGTTGGATATGGTGTCGAAGATTGCGAATTTTATCAAAGAATAAAACATCTAACGGCATTTATAGAAAACAGAACCGTTAAAATGGTTCATTTGTGGCACGATAGAACCACAGGATGGGAAGAATGTCACAAAAATAACAAAATGTATTTCGATGACATGTGCGATAAGTACAACATTGATCAGAGATGTAAATTGTTAAGACAGACCTACCATAAGAAGTATGGTATGTAATTATTGTTCCTCTATCGTTCGTAATGGGCCTGTTATCAATTTCCCACAAAAAGGGCAAAATTTAATTTTAATAACTGGTCTACCATCATCACGCTTAATATCAAAATCAATAAAATCGACAGCATCTGTTGGTGTTGGCACATCAGAATGCTCAGCAACTATTCCAAGGATAAATTTTGATCGCATTGGGCAACAAAAATCGTTCATAACTTTATTTCAACTGCTTTGGCAGCTTTCAGGTTATCTGCTAATGATGAGTCGCCTAATATCTTAGCTATTCCTAGACATCTGTCAAAATATGTGTGTTTTTCAAGAATGCATTCACGTTCTTTTTTAGCTTGCTCTATTCTAGCTTTATCGTTTTTTAAATAGAATTCTATTAATTCCATCCAATGTGCTGGATTTTTGGCCATAGGTACTGCATCGCCAAATAAGTCGTTTATAGCTGGGCTAGGCGTGTGTATAGTAAAACCACCACCAGCTGGAACTTTGAATACACGTTCTGGAACATCGACTGGGTGAATTGATGTATGTCCTTCTGACACACTTGGACAAATTTTTGCAGTTGAAAACAAAATAGGAACTTCATTGTCTGAAATTGCTTTATTGTTTCCCCATGTATTTCCCCAGCCATATATTAGTGATTTTTTTGTCTTAATTAATGGTACCAAATATTTTTCTAGCATTCGTGCTTTATATGGCCACTTTCCACCGACCCATCCGATTTCACACTTAAAGCGATCTTCTGGTGGCTTTGGCTTATAGATTGTTATATCTGCTGCCGTTGGCATTTGAACAACTGGTATACCATGTTTAGTGGTCCAAAATCCGAAATATTCTGGAATATACGTCTCGCTGCAATAGCAATAAACAAAATCCGGCTGTTGATTCAAAGTCCATTGTATTGCTTCTTTACTTTCATCAATTGTTGGGCCACCATCTGTGTTACCAACTTTTTTCTGTCCATATGGGTTTACATGTATACCAATCTTACCACGCCTATGTGTCTTGGTTGGTATCTTTTGTCTCCATCCCGAACACCCAAGATACAAATCAAAATCGGCTGGAACTTCTTTGGTTTTGACAGTTACGCGGCTGACATCATTCCCACTTAAACTAAGAGCAGAATTAATGCCATTAAGAATATAATGATAAGCGCCACCATCAGGATTACAAGTCAATATTTTCATGTTTTATCGGACCTTTAGAAAGAAAATATTTATGCCATTCACCATAAATCATAGCTTCGTGTTTTTTGATGATTTTTGTTATTTTGTCCCAATATTTATTACGAATATCGTCGTTAGTTATATCCGTATATTGCCACATTTTAACTTGCTTAAACCATTCAGTAATTATCCACCTATTATCAGATGAAAATTGATAAAACTCAATATCTAAATGAACCACATTGTCACTCATTTTACCAATTATGGTAACATAATGATCAACTGGTAAATCTTTAATCTTTAAGTCTTGCTCGAGCCATTTTATTTTCGAATTCATTTTTGTACCACTGGAATATAAGTACAACCATTAGACGTGAATTCATCAACTTCAAATGAATTAGACGTATAAAACTTTTCAAAGTCGTTACCGTCATTGAATTGTAAATCGCCAATTGGTTTTCCGGTTTTCAAATTTTCAACCGCTTGTTTGTCTACCAATATAAAATGTGGCATTTGCTTAAGGCCGTTCAATTCGCGGTGTCCATTATTAACTACTTGTAGAATTTTATGGCAAGGCATTGAAGTATAAATCATGCTGGCAACTGTTATACTAGTTATTGTCTTAGATCCATCTAAAACTTGTCTGCATCCACCCAACTTAGATGGACAATCGGCAGCGGCGAACCCGCAATCAACCTTAAATCCAGGAGTAAATGATTGAATTTGTTTATAAATTGGATGATGCGTAAACGGATTTTTTAGATAGCATTTACATCCCAAACCAGTCATTCCAGTATCTATGGCTGGCATAGACAACAAATCATTTTTATTAAGACTAATAATGTGGCTTCTTGGATATATGTCGTGACCAATAGGACGCAAATCTTGCACTAACATTATAGTAAAAGTTGATACATCTGTTGTAAGCTGTATCGGTATAAGATGTAGCATCAAATTTTGATACGTAGCTAAACCACTCATAAGTTCTGGGGCTAATACATTTGTAATATCTAAAATTACATTATCAAATGGTGAAGATAATCCATTTTGGCGCGCTAATTCCACTGTTTTAACAATAAATACATCAAACGATTTAAAATTAGAAAAGTTTAATAGAAGACGTGATGATTGTTCAAGAATCTTTTTATAGTTGTCAAGATTATCGAATGAGTCAGTACTGTTTTTTAATAATTTAAATAGTTTATTTGCGTTCATAAGGACCTCAAATGAATAGAGACGAATATTTAGAAAAATGTGCTAAATGCAGACAACATTTAGACAAAGTCAAGGATGGTAAAGTAGTTGAAGTTGGTCCGTTCATCTCTTCCCTTAAATACGTCCTTGAGATGAAAACTGGGAGGCCATGCATAATTTATAATACAAATTATGGAGAATTAGATTTCACAATAAATGGTGTTAGATTTAAGTTTTTATGGCCACCAAAATCTGCAAATATTGTACTAATTTGCAGACATCTTGAAGGAGAGAAGTTTATTGATTCAGGGATTGATATAACTGTGCCAGATTTATTTCAAGAATTAGTAGATAATATTGAATTTTGTATGAATCACGTTACTCCATTTGATGTATGAAAATAAAAGACAGTTCAGAAATTAAATCACTATATGAGATGGTAGGAAAATTGGCATATTTTCGCACATCTCGTGGTAAATCACTGCCACATGTTATTGAATATATAGAATTAACAAACGATGAAATTCTGTTTGTACTAAAGAATAAACATAGTACACTAACCAAAAAACGGCGTGCCTCGGTAGTAGAGCTTATAGACAACGAAGATAAAATCAACAGAAGAGCACAAAAGAAAACCGAAGAAGCTGAGAAGAAAGCCGACAGAGTGGCTGAGAAGAAAGCCGAAAAGAAAGAAGTCGCAGAAGAGAAACTAACTGAAAAGATTGCTGAAGTTGATCGTTTAAATAAGATAGCCAGAGAACATGTCGACTAATCTTTTTGTGGCATTCTTTGTTTTGATTTGTTGAACAAATATCGATCTAATATCTCTATAATCAGCTTGTCGTCATAGTCTTCTGACATAACTAATAGTGAAGACGCTATGTCATAAAATTCAGTAGTAGTCCAATACATCAATTCTTCTTCGGATGTTAAATTTTCTGGATGCGGGGCATCCAGAATAATAGCGCTGGCAGGTTGCGCATCACATGCCATTAAAGTTTCTGCTAATTCGTCTACTGTCTCAATTTTTTTGAATTTGACCGCATCACCTTCATGTTTTATGTCACCAACAAAGTCCATGGCTGTATCTGGACTAGTAAAAATAGGCAATATGAAATGATTTACATCATCATATTCCAAATCTAACCACAATATGCCATCTTTTTCTTTATAAAGAAGCCACATATAATATGTTTAATTACCAAATATAGTTTTACCAATAAGTATCCAAATAAGCCATGCGGCAAACAAATACAGCAAAGCGAATAAGCCACTAACTAAAAAGAAATTATACTTTCTTTGTTCTGGCCTTCTTTTGGCATCTAAACTCATGTAGCACCTCATCTTTGCCATTATTATTGTCGACAACCCTTGTTGCTACATTAAACTGCCTACAATGATTAAAGGCAGTTTGTTGTGGGTCGGCTGTTTGATTTAGGATATTTATGGCTACCCATTTGCCCTTTTCGTTTCTAAATTCAGCTTTTTTCATACGCGCCCCTTTATAATATTTTATTTATCCAAAGATACTACAGTGCATAATTATGAATTATTAGAACATAAGATTGTGGCAATAACGTCGACGCAAGTCGAACCGAATATTGTTAATGTTAATTCGTCTCAAATCGCCAATCCGCATTATAGAATCGGAATATTGTTGGAAGTTATAGATTATGGCCAGAAAAAGTGGTATAATTACCATTTGCTAATATTATTAGTGCTCGATAACAGCATCTATACCTTAACTGAACATTTAAACAACAATATTAGTATTAAAGATATTAAAGACAATACTCAGCAATTTTATTTCTCGTTAATGGATGATGTTGCACCTCAATTAGAGTCTATAATTGAGGAAACAATATTAGATATATAGAGGGAATTATGCGCAATTTCAAGCGGTGGGGTATGTTGTTAGTAATGGCCATATTTTTAATGGGAGGTACTGTCTGGTTTAATTGTGCCTCAAATGACAGCGATTCGGTTTTATATGTTCGGGCAGCAGCTGTTTATGAAGGAGAAGCTGATAATAGATTCTTCTTTACAAAAACATGCTTGGCAGGGGCCTCATCATTTGTTGGCGATCCGGTTCTTATGGGACATAACTGGGTTGATCCAAATGCGGCAGTTGGTGTGATTGTGAATGCACAACTTAAATATGATTCTTCCTTAAAATCACATTACATAGAAATGGTATTTAAAATCACAGACAATTATGCTGTACATAAAATTAAACAAGGACTGTTTAATAAGCTAAGTATAGGATTTACTATTAATCGTATGGTTTGCTCTATATGCAGCAATGACATGAAGCATTGTGCACATTCTCCTGGACACTATTATAAAGTAGGATGTACGAATGTGCTCGCACGTGGTTTGGTTATTAATATGATTGGTCAAGAAGTATCATTCGTCAATGTACCAGCATCAGCTAATGCACGGGTATTAGAATGGTCACATAAGTCATTTGTGGTGCGTAAGTAATTCTGATGCCTAATAAGAACAACATCTTTAAGAATGACTTACCAAGTCATTTAAAAAAGGCTATTGGTAACTTGAAAAAAGATGGTCCAGAATTTGATATTTTAAAGCAAGTGTGTAAATCACTAAAGCTTAAATATAACAGCCCTGGTATTGTCAATGGTATTGCTGTCCATTTTGCTATTGAAGACCATAAATTGGCAATATTATTTGAAAGTTCTGGTCCTTGGAATAAACGAAAAGCAGAAATGATTAAACATGGTGGCTGGATACCATCAATTATACCAGCATATGAAATTGTAAGATCTGGATTTGAATCTATTAAAGCACAGATGATCGAGCTTATAAGGGAGAAAAAGTAATGCAAGCTAATGAAATCCATATCCCAGCACCAAAGAAATCTGAATATATTTCAATTTTTTCGGTTTGTTGCTTACATATCGGACATAAATGCCACGATAAAGAAAAAGCGTTATCTTATCGTGATTACATTTTAAACACACCAAACACATATGCATATGATCTCGGTGATGACATTGAGAATGCTGTACCGGGAGATGAAGTCCATAATAGCATGATGTGGGATAGCAATATGCATCCACAAGAGCAAGTCGATGCGGCTCTTGCATATTGGGAGCCTGTTGTTAAAGCCGGAAAGTTGTTAATGACCCATGATAGTAACCATTTCTGGCGCAGTGAAGCAAAGACTGGCATTAGTATCGCTAAGAACATGAACGTCTTCATGAAAGGATATGCCAAAGAAGCAAAAGTTCGTGCTCCTGAATGGGGTCAATGGCAAGCATTTACAAAACTTCATGTTGGCAAACAGATGTATCGCGTTCACTCATGGCATGGTGCTGGTGGCGCTGCTTCTGCTGCCGGTGCATTAAATAAATGTCGTTCACAAGCTATGATTCATCAAGCAGATGTGTTTCTAATGGGGCACTATCATCGTAAGGTGGTTGATCAGGATCTTTATTTTGCTTGGCCAGACGGTGAACCAAAGCCAATTGAAAAGATGCGCGCTTATGGTGTAACTGGATCTTTCATGAAATGGGAAGGCAGTTACGCAGAACGTGCTGGTTATGGTCCTTCAATCCGTGGTGCAATTAAGTTGGAATTAAGCGCTAAACGTTGGGATATAAAGATATCACTATGATCGTGCGCACTACGGCGCTACCAGATGTTTATACCATAGAACCAACTAAATTCATTGACAATCGCGGGTATTTCTGCGAGTTGTATAATGAAGAATATCTTGCTACGATGGGCATAAAATGCCGCTTCGTACAAGATAATCGTTCTGTCTCATATAAGCATGTGCTTAGAGGACTACATTACCAAATAAACAAACCACAAGCTAAGCTTGTTCGTGTATCGAAAGGTTCAGTTTTTGATGTTGCCGTAGACATACGCAAGAATAGTAAGACATTTGGAAAATGGTTTGGAATTGAGTTATCTGAAGACAATGATATAGCATTGTTCATTCCAGAAGGGTTTGCACATGGATTTTATGCACTGAGTGATGGTGCTACTGTAAATTATAAATGCTCTGAAAAAAGATGTCAAGAATATGAACGCATATTAAGATGGAATGATAAAGACATAAATATTAAATGGCCATATATTAGTTGTCAAGACCCAATCATATCAGAAAAAGATCAAAAGGCTATGACATTATTGTGCGCCGAAATGTCCAATCAACTTGGATAATTCAAACATATCATATGCGGCTAAATGCACTATTAGAGGTTGATCTATCTAGACGTCAGTTCCTAAAATTAGGTAGCAAGGCAGCTATGGTTGCTGCGGCCCCTAAGACAGCACTTGGTGCACTAAAGGGATTATCTGGATCTGGATCTGGGTCTGGGTCCACACCTTAATACAACAGAATTTGAATCTAAGCTGACTAAATCACTATCACTAAATTTGTAACCAAGGATAATTTAACTTAACACCAATTAGTTTTCCATTTTTGTCTACATCAACTGAAATGAGATCGCTTATTTTATTGGTTGATTGTACGTCGCAATAAGAAACTCGTATATAATACGATTTATTACCCTCAGATGATTCTACTAGAATCGTAGAATCAAGAAGATCTTCAGGCACAACTGGTCTAATAGCATTATCATCTAATTCTTCGAATTCTTCACCAGTCGTCAAGTCTCTATAATTATTCTCACCAACCATAGTACAAAAGTGTCTATGTCTTAGAGAATAGTACGCTAGACCTTGCTTCTTTTTCATCGTAGTCCCGCTTGTGTTATAGCGTCAAGTATCGTAGACAAATCAGAACATTCTGTAGCAGACCCATTCTTAATATCGTCAGTTGCGAATCTAGAAATAAATCCAATTACTTTTCCTGATTTCCTATGTACAAGCGGCCCACCACTATGGCCTCTCCAAGACCACCCATTAACAACGACTTTATCAATCAGATTATTAATCTTTATTATAAAACCTACTGATACCATTGCTGGTGGTGCTTGATTTTGCACTCCTGCCAACAATACTTCATCGTTTATCTTATAATCTTCTGTTGTACCAACAGGCAACGCCTCTATTATAACTGGTACAACCAAAATAGCAACATCACCAGCTACTCTGCCGCTACTTTTATACATTACTGTAGCTGGTGCAGATCGCCACCCACCATGTCCTGGCCAATATAGAATATTGAGTTCACCAATTTCTTTTTGATTTATTACATGCGCGGCGGTCATTATGTAACTTACACCAATTGCTTTGTCATTTTTAAAGACCCATCCAGTACCACGATATGATTCATCGCCAGTATTAAAACTAACCCATACAGTACTGGCATACATATCAGTTATGTCATTAATTGGTGCTTGAGACGTCATTATAAACGAACAATCTCTAATCTGACACAGCAAAGTGATGAATAATAACGATATTATGATCCCGATACTACCATATTTTAAGGCCATATGTCTTCACCGGGTAAGAAATGGGGTTGTAGATAGAAACAGTTTCTGATCCTGCAAATAACAACCCAACTGCGTTCATGTTATTGTCGAGTAAGATACTACCTGAGTCCCCACCCTCCGACATGTGTGTTGTGACGATGCAATCATTAAAACATCTCATTATATTACCGTAATCAACACATACTGAGGCGTTAACTGAGATGACTTTACCTTTGGTATGACCAGTAGAACGCCCGACTTTCTGTACACGCATTCCAATACTTGTTTTACCAAAATCATTAATTTTCCCTAATCCCTTAATTTCATTTACTATTTGAGATACATCATCAATTTTGGATATTGCTGAGTCCTCAAAGTTGTTTTTTTTCTTAAGCTGCACCCAGTTTTTAAGGTGGGCAAAAGTGTCTTTAACTGTACCACCATCAAATACGCCTGGCTGTATTGTAACATTACCTTTCTTTGGTGCTTTACCGTATGGGCCTTTTATTGGGTCACCAGCAATAACATGCTGATTAGACAATAGAACTACATCACCATCTTTATCTAAAAAGTAACTACCTAAGGTACCAGCTGTTACATATAAATGGCCAATGCTCGTACCAGCCAGAATTGGGCGTTCCTTTCGACTATTGATAGCTTGCGATTGTGCTGTAATATTATGAATTCTTAAATGACCGATGCCACCAACAACGTCTGTTGGAAATCCGTCTATGGTATTTGGTATTAAATCGTTTTTCCGCAGCCTATCAGCATGTTCTTTTTTTGTTACAAACACCAATACAGCAAGATCATGAGTAGTTTTACCATCTTCAAATTTATATCCAGCACCTATGCCAACAACATTCTTTTTGGCATAGATTGAATTTCTGTACTTATCGATTGTAGCTGTAAGTCGAACTAGTTGCTGCTCAGTTTTCATGAAGTATATTTGATATTAAGAAATAGGTATATATCATTTGGACCAAAATAACAAATTAAAAATATTGTTAGAGAAAATTTATATGCATGTTGGTATTTTAGGTGCGACCGGGTTTGTTGGGAAAAATGTGTCTGAATATTTTCATGAAATTGGTATAAGCTATTGTGGTGCAAGCAGGCGAACTGGCGTTGATGCTTGCGACTTAAATTCATTATTGAATTGGATATCAACTAATAAAATAACACATCTTATTAATTTGGCTGCAGAATGTGGTGGTATTGGATTAAATCAGAAAAAACCAGCCTCACTTTGGATGGCAACCTCGAAAATTTCTCATACTATATTGGAAGCAGTTCGTTTTTCTAATATTGAGAAAGTTGTAATGGTTGGTACTGTTTGTTCTTATGCTAAGCATTGTCCAACACCATTCAAAGAAGAATATTTAATGAATTATGGACCACCAGAAGAAACAAACATGGCATATGGGATTGCCAAATTAAGTGCCCTAGTTGGAGCGCAAGCATATGCAAAACAATATGGTATGAATGTTTGTAATCTTGTACCAGTAAATATGTATGGCCCATATGACCACTCTGATTTAAATAATTCACATGTCATACCAGCACTAATTCGAAAAATAGACGACGCAATCAAAGCGAATGATAAGTCAGTCACGTTATGGGGCACTGGATCACCAACACGTGAATTTTTATATGCTAAAGATTTTGCTAAAGCTGCAATGTTAGCATTAGAAAATTGTAACACTTATGAATTTATTAATGTTGGAACTGGAAGTGAAATTTCTATTAAAGTATTGTCAGAATTAATAGCATCATTAATGGAATATAAAGGCGATATAATCTGGGATATAACTAAACCAGATGGGCAACCACGCAGGTGCTTAGACATCTCGAAAGCAGAACGTATTTTAAAATTTAAAGCAACTACTGTTCTTATGGACGGTCTTATGAAAACAATAGAATGGTATAGAGCACAATGATTACACTATTTTGGATATCATATATAATCATAGGACTAGCATTTGGACTTTACTGGAACACCAAACTAACAACACACACTAAATCACATAACGATAAACATTCATTTATGAATTGTTGGTGTTCAACAACCTATGGTGATTTTTTGATGCTTGGTGCACAACTCGCTGCATTATTTTGGCCAGCGGTGTTGTTTGGTTTAGTTGTATATGTTGCCATTCAATTTACGCGAGAACTACGTGGAATAAGTTGTGATGGTATAAGTTTTTATCCATGGGGTGAACGCTATAATACCAAGAATGTGATAGTACCTAATGACGCAGCATCAGCAATGGCCCACAAAGCATTAAAACATCTTGTGAATGGATGTGAATCACACATGATGGTTTGTTCATACAAAGAAGAATCACTAGCTGGTCTTATTAATTTTTCAAAAGAAATATTGGCAACCGATGCGACATCTGCCGGTATTATGAGGATGGCCAATTTAGAAGACAAACTACAAGGAACGCAAAATAAATACAATGAACTATTGAAAATGGTCTGTGAGCCTGACAACAAAAACCTTCAAGAATTCTTAAACACACAGTGTTTATGTCGCACACAGAAAGGATGTAAATTACATGGAACAGTGTAAAGGCTGTACAGAATTAACTGAAGCATTAGAAGCTTCAGTACAATTGATCTATTATGTTCTTCAACGCGATCTAACGCCAGCCGAACGAGTAAACATAAAATCTCAAATCGACATTATGTTCAAAGACATGGCAGGTAATCTTCAGCAACCTTCTGTCGACAACTTGCACAATCACAAAAAGCAACCATAAGCATAGTGATTTTCGTTATATTATCAATTAACCTATTTTGGAAATTCGGATCTGCTAAAGATAACATGCTAATTCCTGTGTCTATAATATTTGGTTTATCAGAAAACCAACATATATTCCATGACGATTTATGGGCTTTACCTAAATACAACATAGCAAAACATCCATTTTTCATAAATTGAACTGTCATGTCAAGTTTAAGTTTTTGTTGCATCATTGCATTGTCTATTATGTTGGCTATCAATATAGAATCTTGGTTATTGTCGGATTCATAAAATGAAGTGTACATCTATAGTATTTTAAACGACAGATATGTTAAAGAACAAACTAAATAGAAAGCAATATTATGAATAATGATCTTTTCGAACAAGAAATGCGCAAGTATGAATTATATCATTCAATACGCGTAATGGATAATTTATATTCAGTCATTAGAGTTGACGGCAGAAGTTTCTCTGCGCTTACTGAAAAGCATTTTTCTAAGCCATTCGATATTGATATGCATAATATCATGATAGATGTTTCAAAAACTTTGTTAGTTGAATTAGGTGGTATTTATGCCTATACTGAAAGTGATGAAATTTCTATATTATTAAATGATGATTTTAACTTATTCGATAGAGAAGTTGAAAAACTAGTGTCTGTTTCGGCTGGCATAGCAAGTGCTAAATTTAGTATGATATCCGGTATTTTGGGGCACTTTGATAGCCGTATCTGGGTTGGTACTTCACCATCTAAAGTTACTGATTATTTTAGGTGGCGTCAATCTGACGCTGAGAGGTGTTCATTAAATGGCTTGACATATTGGACGTTACGTTCTAATGGGCTAAGTCAGGGCCGTGCAACATCGGCTCTCAACAAAAAAACGATAGAAGAGAAATTACAGATTCTTACTGAGAATTCAATTAGCTTCCATGGCATACCATCTTGGCAGAAATATGGAACTGGTATGTATTGGGAACACTATGTAAAAGATGGTTTCAATCCTTTAACGAACAAAACTGTAAAGGTTATGCGTAGGCAAATAAAAACTGACGAACAATTACCAACTAAAAATGAATATTCTAAACTCATATTAGATGTATTAGGACAATCATCAAATGACAGTGTCACTATTGGAATTAGTTAAGGATTGGTTAGAGACAAATCACTGGAATGTATTAGAAGTCAAATCAGCCAATTCTAGTGGTGGTAATCGTATTCAACCAAAATGGTGGCCACAAGACAAGGATGCTTTATCGTATATGAATAACCCATTTGTGTCAATATATGATAACAAAGTTGGACATATTAGCGCAGCAGATCCAGAATTTTTTGAAAAGTTAGATCAGTATTTAGTTCGTAAGTATTTCAATCAATATGCTTGGCATCAAGCTAAAACAAATCCCAAAAAACCACGTCAGCAGATATGGCCATGAGTATGTCGCTGCGAATATACTTTAGATGGAATTATGGCATATCATCGATAGTTGGCTCATAGATTTTAAACACTTATTACCACATAGTGGCATTAGAGTAACAATTTCAGCATATATGCACATTGCATATATTACATATGGCTCTATTTTCATCATTGCAATTAGAGACAAAGAAGTTGAAGTAATGCCACCAAATACAGAATATTACACCATAAGCATTATGGACCATGCATTTTGGAATAAGCTATTGGCAGGCATTAATAGGTGCGTTGAAGAAATTGACACAAACAATGGTAACACTATGGCAGATAATCGATAATTGGGGCAAAACAGATGGCCGTATAATTGTGACCCATAGTGAAAGTGGGTTAGCGGCAATATGGTTTAATTGTCTTTTCATAGGTCGGATAAGCGATGACGCAATATTTTTAGATGGCGGCAGACAAATAATATATGCTGCTGATCCTTTGATGTTTGAAAAATTAAGTATTGCAATTACTGAGTTTTCTAATGGATCATGGAAACCAAGCATGAGATTACCAGGAAGTTGGACTGATTTACCCGATTTTCAATCGCTTTGGTAAATATTATGTGAATCTAACTAAAATGATAGCGGCATGGCTCGGTACAACAAAATATAGTAAAATTTCAATACACCATGATAGCATTTGGATTACAATAAAGTATACATATAGGACACCAATTGATCGTAACATTGGTATCATAGGTGAGAGTTGGGTTGTAATACATCCAGGAAATGTAATTGAAGCAGCTGATCCCGAATTTTTTAGTAAGCTTGAGTATGCAATAAAGAATGCGGCTCAATACAATGTAGGTATTTAAAAATTAATTATGATGTGCGCACAATGTAAAAAATTTTCTACAAAGAGAGTTGCTGAGCTTTTAGCTCACGTTAAGTCCCATTGCAAAAACGAAATATGGGCCCAAATAGCTGTAGCAAGGAAAAATGGCGAAGACTCTCTAGTTGATAAATTAATTAGAAAAGCATTCGGTATTCATCGACCGATGTCAGAAGAGGCTAAAGAGAAATTACGATTGCATAACGTAGAACACAAAGAAGATATAAAGCTTAAACGCAAGTTTCAACGTAAATCACAACAACGAATAAAAGATAAACTTAATGGCGGATAAATTAAGTTTAGCGGTTTTAATCACATTATGGATTAAATCAAATTACGACCTAAAAAATAATTATGTATATTCATACAACGACGAAATAGATAGTGGCTGGAGCAACACAAAAATTCAAAAAATTGCTATTGTCGATGACAAAAAAACGAAGATGATGTTATTAATGTTAACGTACGATCATTATGCAATGGCATTTGATGATGTAAAGGATCCTGTATTATTGGATGCTAGAAGACCAGATTTTTTTAAAAAAATTTATAAATTTCTAACACCACACTTGGCAATCGAATTTGGAGTGATGCCAAATGAAAGAAGTTGATTTAAGAACACTAATTGACGACTGGATTAAAGATGACGATTGTTTATCGAAACACGTAAAAATAGATGGTGACTACATCATGGAAATATGTAGAAATGATGGGATCATTAGGTTGCCAATGTCTGGTAGAGTATATGCTTTCATAAACGTATCTCATGTCTCTTTGTATCAGAATTATGATAAAGATGCTTATTTGTCTGGTGCCCAATCTTATTTGTCTGGTGCCCAATTAAGTTGTACGATGCCAAGTTTCTTTACGTTATTGCGAGCAGTCATTAGAAAAATGCATAATAGTGTAGGATGGTGTGGAGAAACAATAACAAATAGCTATTTGGTTGATCCGAATGATAACCCTATTAAACATGATTGAAACGTGGATTAAAAACGATCCAATTATATCAAAGCATTTTGGTGTTATGGATGCTTATGTTTATTGTAAATGCAACTTTGTCCCTAAAAACAGATTTATACCTGTCGAGGTTTTAGTGTGCAGGGTAAATACTGAAACTGTTGTTATGCAACAGATCGCGAATAACGAATTAATCAACATAAATCACCCTTTTTCTGTCTATAAAATTAAGTCGTACATGTTTCATGTGCATAACATATTAAGTACAACATGTGATGAGCATTTATGTCAAAAATGAACGACAATGAACTATCAGAAGTTATTGGCATTGTAAGACTATGGTTCAAAGAAGCTAAGTTGCAGAGTCATTATAAATTATCACACATTATCGGAAGTATTGCAATTTTTGATTGCATTAAAAATCATTTAGGTGGTATTTGTAGGATACGATTAGATAGCACTGGTGCGTATCTTTGGGTTCGTGTCAACGGCGAAGTAGAAAAAAGCTATGCATACCTAGCTGATCCTAATTTCTTTAGTAAATTAGAAATATTATTGACACACCAGTGCCAAAAAATTTCGTCACGCAAAAAGAAAATCAAAAAATATCGTCAGATCTAAATATACAGTTAGATGTCACTAACTGACCTTATTGAAGCATGGCTAAAATCACGCAATGCGGCAGGATGGCAAGTAAGCAGATATCGGTCAATACCAACTATTTGTAATTATATTGTTTGTCGTGATCATACATGGCCAATGACAGCTGGCGATGACTATGTTATTGCGATTTTTGGTGACCATATTGTTCCTTTTTCATCGTCTAGTACTGCATTATATGCAACAGACCCAGAATTTTTAAATAAGTTGTGGAATATATTGAGCGACCACAATAGTCGTTATCATATATGATATCATTTGAAGAAATCATCGACAAATGGTTAGCAGAGAATTTTCATGATTACTGGGTGTGGTCTATACCGAGTGAGGCATATTTAGAATGGCCATTTAGATCATATATTATATCAAATGATGAAGTGTTATTAGCAACTATAACTAACAATTGTGTTACTCCAACGACTGAATTTAAGGATATATCTAGCAAATTAATGGTTAGTGACCCTAAGTTTTTTGATAAATTGAAGTATTTTATGATTAAGGCTGCAGCTAGACATTATTCTGGTAAACGTAGAAGGCATCAATGAAATTGTGCGAAATAATAGAGCACTGGCTAAAAACAGACAAAAAAGTATCAAATAATGTAGTAGATTGTATTATTGGACATAGGTGCGAAAATGGAGCACCAGCATGCGTTATATCTTTTTCATATCACAATCGTATGCCAAATTTACTAATTATTGGCATATTAGCATTTATAGTTAATAATGAAGTATACTTATGGAATGAATATAGTAATAAATTTATAAAATATGATTCTGCAGACCCATCATTTACAAATGATATCATGTTACAATCAATTAGAAGTATAACTTCACATATTAGAAAATCAAACAAACATCACGCTTCAGTTTACGAACTACCATTCTAAAGTCTAAAGTACTTTAGATGTCTACACCAAGGCGGCCAAGTATTCCTGATTTATTTGAAATAATTAAATATTGGTTAGAATTTGATGATCGCATTGATTGGAATTATGCATCTACAAATATTGGACACATTGGTGGCGATAAAGATTCGATGATCGGTTCGATATGGATTAAACACTACGTTATTATCCATGTATACAAAAGTTATGTGGTCGTAATTCACCCGTACCATTCAATGGATAGTGAGTCAATAACTATAAGCGCACTTGATCAAAATTTTTTTGATGAGTTATATAAAGTGTTAGTCAATGCGACGTCTAGTTTATGACATTTACAGACATTATAAATTACTGGTTAGCCTATAAAGGATTTGATGGTTTCTTTATAGTAAGTAACAGTGTTTTTCAATATCCTGTTTTGATGTTTAAACCTAATATAATCGCATTTCATCACACTCAGCAACACTTCATTGCATTTATAAGAGACAATGACTTAATTTGGTGGAATAACTTATTTGATCCATATGATTGGCCGAAGTCATGTGGACCAACACTAAAACCACTTAATGCAACATCACACACTTTCTTCAATGAATTAGACGAAATTCTAACAAAATTAAGCACGAGATATTTTAAATGACACTTACTCATTTAATCACAAAATGGCTACAAACACGACAATATCGTGATTTTTATATCTGTACAAAACACAAAAATGGTATATGGGTGCACGACCAAATCATGTACCTTAAAAAACGGAAGAAAGAAGCAATAGTCGATGTAAACGTATGTGCTGTTAAGACAGTAATATCATATGATGTCTATTTGGTAGCATTCATTGAATCTAATTGTGTATCAGCATGGCGTGATAAATATTCAAACATTTACGCACACGACACAAAGTTTTTTAGTAAAATGGGGCGCTTATTGAAACGCATAATTAAATCGCCTGATGCAAATTCTTTATTCATTAGGCGATCATATAAGACAAAACGTGATATCAAATGTCTAGAGAAATAATTTTATCTAGGATAGTAAATGATTGGCTTTTAAGCCATAAGTTTCGTGTGCCATTTACTATAGATTATGCCTCAAGTGATTGTTTTTTTATAAGGAGCATTAAACACAACCAATTAATTGGCTTTATGCATGGTGAAACGCTTTTTATGGATGTTGATGGATTTTGTATACGACTCATGCCGGAAGATCCGAAATTCTTTATAAATATTAAAAAGTATATTAATAATTGGAAATGTCGGAAATAAATTTTCAAACTTTATTACAAGATTGGTTAAGTGATAATAACATATTATATGCTGCATATTACCCACATGCTGGCTTACCATATTTGCTTGTTGTAATACACGAAATGAAACAAACTTTTTGTGTTGGACCTGACTTTATTTTATTACAGAATAATGGCCAATGGAGCGCAAACGCGTCAACTGTGATACAAGCATATGATCCAGATTTGTTTATTAAATTAAAGGAATATATTTATGCGCCGTCTCAAGTGCAGGATCCATGTAAACAAGTTCGAAATGAAAAAGGGTATTAAAGGTTCACCATGGACAATACACACTTCTAGGGCCTGTATAAAAGCTAAAACAATCGACATAGATGTTAAATGTACGACAGAATATAAACCGGAACTTCCACATAATCCAAAAGCATTTATAACTACTTATGCCAACATAGAAGACATGGGCAATGGGCATTTTAGGCTTTCATAAATGAAACTTACATTTCCAAATTTGGCCAAAAAGTGGATTCAAGAAGAATATGAATGTCCACCTTGTGCCACAAAAAGTGACATAACGTTTTATAATTTTGGTTCTTCAGAAGACGACGATGAAATTCAAATTCGCATCTTTGGGTTTCATCATGGAACAATATATAATAGTTTTCTTAGGTTCGAAATTAAGGGTTGTTTATATAATAGAACACATGGTAAATATTTGTCTATGGAAGACCCAAAGATGTTTGATATATTTAAAACATGGTTAGATATGTCCATTAATTATAGAGACGAATGGATTAAAGAAGTTAATGAAGAAGAAAGTGAAATGCTACTTGAAGAAATCTATTTTGATGGAGGTTACGCCACATGACTGCCGTTGATGTATTAACTGATTTCTTAAGTAAAGAATATAATGTTAAAATAACTGACACAGGAAGAACAGATCTACCAATAATTATGACTATTTCGCAAAAGAGGAACACATGGCGAGATGCTGATATAATAATTTATGAAGATTATATTGTAATTTATAAAATATCAAAGAAATATACACTCAAAATGGCAGACCCAGATTTTTTTATACATCTACAGAACACATTAGACTCAGTATTTGAAATGATGCGAGGAGGACCAGCCGATGTCGTTTAAATTTGAATTAAATGAAGACGTAAAATCGTGTACTTTGTGCAATGCTGTTCTTAACAAAGACGAAGAATGTTGTTTTATTATAGTTAAAATGATCAAATATCCAACACAATCAATTGAACTTACAATAAAGGTGGCGCATAGTGCATGTACTACTAAAGCCGGATATAAATTAGCTGGAGCGTCTGGACAAATATGGACTCTGGGACAAGTAATGACCCCGTCACCATCTACAAAGTAATTGACGAGTGGCTCCAAGAAAGTGGTTTATGTAAACATTTTTACATATTTCCTATGTCTGAAAGAGCATATATGATTTGTATATCGTGCGATGCCTCAAAACTGCCAGTGTGTTTCTTTGATGACATACGTGTTACAGATTTATATGAAGATATAAACCTATGTGACATTGAATTGTTTAGTAAAATGCAGAAAATAATTATAAATGGCCACAATAAGTTGTCTTCACATAGAATATGACACTTACTGACTTAATAAAACCATTACTTCCTGATCGGTATAATATAACACCAATCAATAGTAATAGTACAGTAGCACAAATTCATCGTGACAATATCTGGATTGGTGTAATTGGAACAGATAAGATTTATAGCTTTAATGGTACGTTGTCAGCATTTGATGTAGATTTTGCTGTTAAACTGGTGTCATTTTTAGATGAATCATTTGAAAAGCACAGATCATATTTATCTGATATAAGAAATATGAAATTACTTGATGATGTAACATGAAAACACCAAACTTAACAGACATTATACAGACATGGCTTAAAGATAATGGAATAAATTTCTATGTCACAACATCAACAACAACAGAATCAATAGCAATAAATATTAATAATAGCAATTTACAGCTAACTACGCAAGGCAGCCTTTCGCCATATGAAGTATTAATAATAAGTAATCGGCTAATAACGGAACGTGAATTATCTGGTCAACCATGTAATCCGAACAATTTTAAAATTAATGTATTTCTAGATAAAAACAATCGCGCAACTACTTCGAATTTAGACGTAAATGATAAATTCCTTATTGGATTTACTAAATTAGATTGTAGAAACAAGAATTTTTTTGAAGATCTAGAAGCCGCTATACATTCTTATTTTGATAAAAAATGAAACAAGTAACATTAGTTGATTTAATAGAAGACTGGCTTGATAAGGACATATATGAGTGGGATTTAATTTATGATGGTCAGTATGGATCAGAAGCATACATTTCTCGCAAAAGCAATAAACCAATGTCTCTTTCTAAAGATGTAGTGGTGTATAATCCACCAACAAGATTTGTGTGCGTTGTTAGTAATCGTGATAGAGCTTATGTTGAATGCGTTGAATACCACGCAGATGTGATTGGAAATAATCATACTATAATTATTGAACCTAGTGATCCTAAGTTTTTTAAAAAATTAAAAAAATATTTGGAGTTGCTATAATTTCGCATGCGCGCTTAACGTTATATTGTTTTCCGGAAATATGAATTCAATTTACCACAACATTCTGAACCTCAACGCGGAAACTTTTAGTTTCAAAGAAAGGAATCTAGATGGGACCCATCAATAATGGGCCGCTCGGGCCAGGACCGTGCCCTCCCGGACCTTATGGGCCAATAGGTGCCCCAGGAATAGTTACACAATACAACGGTCCCTACTATACTTACGACCTAGCTTTGTGCAGTTGTTCAAAAAATACAAAAACAACGACACCAAGTTTAATGGACTTAATGATCGATTTCATACATCATAGGTGGGATGTTCTTGGGTGTTTAATGACAACCGGCTCAAGTATTTCAAGTGGCGTAATGAGTAGTAGTACAATTCCTTTCGGTGCCGAAATAGTCGTCAAGTTCAATGGGAGACATCACATTATACTAAAAGTGGAACCATACAAGAACACAATTGCTATTTCTGAACCAGAGAACTTAGGAATGAGCAAGCCAGGACATCTTCCAACTTACAATTTCTGGCAACCATATGATGTAACAGACCCAGAAAACTGGAAAATTATTGAAGCATACATAGATAAAGAAATGATTAGCATTGGGGTAGGGAAGGGCGGCCACAGACAGCTTGAGAGTTGAAAATGGCAAAATCACTACCATCTATAACAAGCACAACAAGAAAGACCACAAACCTTTTAACAAACATCATACTTAAGTGGCTAAAAGACACATTCAAAAAACACAAAAGGTACATCATAAATCGCCACCATCAAGGCCAACCAACTATTGTTGTCCCCACAAACACTATAAACATGTTTAATGTCTGTGATAGCATAACAATAGGAGATTACGAAACACTACATATCGGATCAGACTTCATATGGTTCACCCCACCAATCTTCCATCGCGGCAAACTAGAAACTGCACTCTTTGTGGCACATTTGGATTTTGAGCAATTAAGGAAGCACGTAGAGAGCCAAATACACATTTGGATTTTGAGCAATTAAGGAAGCACGTAGAGAGCCAAATATCAAGTATCGCTTAAACATGGCTATCCACGCGTTCTCGCGAAACTAGAAGTGTTAACAGAGGAAAGACACTATGTTTCAAGATTGTGTAGCCGTCTACCACATCTTATATGGTCTACATAGTGGTATCCCTATCTGCTGTATTAAAGCATTCTTAAAAGACGAAGCAATAAAGAAAATGCGGTGGCATTACCTCCCATGTGACAGTTGTTTTCGCAAAGGAAACAAAATTAAAGTGCACATGTGCTCTGGGTTGTGCCAAAAAATTCAAAGAATGTTCTCTAGGTGGCTCTTCGGATACATCAACAACAGCCTATTCTTTGATGACATCTATTAAACTCTCAAATCTAAGGTAGTGGTAACCCTTACAGATATAGTTTTAACATGGCTCACAGAAAACCATTATACATATGAATTATTAAGTACAATATCAGAAGGTGAAGTTTTCCGCATAAACGGCTCTAGAAAGCGAATAGCTGTGTGTAATAATGTTGTCTGGGTGTCCGATGACTGGGAAGACTACTTCTTAGGGTACTTCCGACTACGACAAGAGTTTAAGCCATATGACCCCGACTTCTTCTACAAACTAGAAGCGTACATCAACGAATTAGACTTCCCAATTTAACGTATCTAAAACTGGTGACCCTCACTGACATAATGACAACATGGTTAGACGATAATCATTATACATATACGCCCACTGAAGACTATCGTGGTGACTTCTCACTACTATACATAATGGTCAATAATGATACAAAATGCGGAATGATGATACAAACAGACAAAATACAAATAGGAAACAACGACAGTGAGGCCCCAGGCATCACTACCTTGCACGCCACAGACAAAGACCTATTCAAAAAGCTAAAGAAATACCTAGATGAATAGATGATTGAACTACTAGACATTATTAAGCATATATTGGAAGAAGAAGGTATAAAAGTATATTGGCATGAGAATTTCATAGAACACACAGCTGTTGCTACAATCAGGCCACATCCAAACGAATTAGCTGTAATCCTTGACTTGCATTTACCATATATATGGGTACGTGAAACTTCATTTGGTATAGTCACTAAACACACGTCACATTCATGGAGACCCACTGATCCTCACTGCATTGATGAATTCACATTTAATGTTATAGCAATGTTCCCATCTAAGTGGGATGATGATGTATCTGAGGATAATAGGAGCAACAATTATGGACACTGCTAGGTTTGAAATATTTTACAAAACGTCATTCTTTAATAAGAATGTAAGATGGTATTGGCGTCTAAGGGCCCACAACGGTGAAATAGTGGCTATTGGTGCCGAACCATTCGACTCACACTCGAATGTCATGAGGGCTATTGCCACTATGAAGCAACACGCCACTACCACCATGATAGACGTTGTGTAATATAGATAGTCTACTCGATAATATCTAGCTGCATTATATCTTTATCGATGTTCAAGGCATTTGCTAGCTTAGAAATGATATCATCTGGTGGGTCTACTATCATCCCGGTGGCTGTTTCCATCTGGTAGACCATTAGTCTCCCAGACAGAGGCACCCAATAAGCCCTAACGGCATACCATGCATCTCTAATCCCATCGTTTACGGCTTTTTGAATTAGTTGGGAGTGCATATTCCTGTTGTTGAAGGCTTTTGCTGAATATCCACTTATGGGGCATTGAATGGCAATAAGTGATTTTTCGTCGGTGCCTGCGGCATTTAGTGCGTCATCTAAATGTATTCTGCCGCGTTCGAGGCCGCCGTATTCAAGGAATAGTTTAGAAAGACGCATGGATTATATTTGTATTTAAAATATGATGACACTTGTTAATATTATCGCAGCTTGGCTAGCCGATAACAAAAGTTTTAAGAGCAAGAATATAGCAACGTCTGTATATGAATATGATAGTGATTGCCGTATTAGTATGAATGGGTTTTGGGTTGGTATTATATACGACAATTTTGTATTATATTGGGAAGACGCTCCAGAACAAGGTGTTTATAGCGGCGAATGGGTTAAATTATATCCATATAATACTAATTTTTTTGAACAATTAGAAGAATTCATAATACATGATGCCACTCGTTGTGATGGTTGGTCTTGTCGGTCGAAGGATGGGGCTTCGAGCGGGCGAGGATCGCCCTCGATGCCGCGGACCCCTTACGGCGGGGCTAAGCCACTGGCTCCTAAAATTTAGTCCCCCACAACATTCTAAAAGTCACCACGGAAATATATCGCGTACGAAGGAGCGATCCGACCCCTTACCCCCATACTATTCCCCCCCTCCCCCCATAGTATCTAGGATAACTCCCCAAGGGGGGTTTCCCCGAATAATTCCAGCGCTGAGGGGACCTTGATACCTCGCGCCCAGACGAAGCGGGAGTTATGTCATATGATAGCGCGGCACGGGCCGCCGCGATGGAATAGGAGTGCAGAAGTCGTTCGCCGCGCTCGCCGCGCTCGTCGCGGCTGGGGGCGGTTAGCGCGTATTATGGCGCGGCCTCGGTCGCCCTGCTTGGCTGGTCGTACGGGAGGGGGCGCGTTCGCCGCCCCCCGAGGCCGCGAGTTAGCGGCCATTATTGCGCCCGCTCCCCGCCTGTCGTGGGGTGGTCGTGCGAGAGCTGTGTGCGTTGTCGCGGCGGTTGTGCCCGTCGCGGCTTTTCGTTTTTTGGTCCCTGTTTCAAGGAGCGTTCCATGAGCGACCTCGACAAGGTGGGTCAGGACATCGATGCCGTGATGGCCTCGATGGGCCTCGACACCAAGCAGCAGGCCGCGCTGAAGGCGGCGATCAAGACCGAGGGCAAGTCCCGGCGCACCAGCCCCAGCGAGGTGGAGGCGAAGTACCCGCACGTCATCAAGGGGACGGTGCGGTTCGACGCCAGCGCGAACAAGCAGAAGGCCACCATCACGTGCTCGATGGACGGCTGCTCGACGCAGCGCGACGTCTTCACGAGCGACCTCTTCCAGGTCCGGGTCTGCGAGGAGCACAAGAAGGCCGAGCGCAAGCAGGCGCGGGACGCCCAGAAGGCCCTGCTCGAGGCGTTCAAGGCCAAGCAGGCCGAGGCCAAGGTCCAGCCGCCCGCGCCCGAGGCGGGTGAGGAGATCGAGGAGGACGCGACGGTCACCGAAGAGGCCGGGTCGTAACACACCCTCAACCCTTGGTGGGGCTCCCGCAAGGGAGCCCCGCCTTTTAGGGCTCTCCCTTTGGAGGGTCCCAAGAGGCTTTTTCGTACCACACCCGCAAGATACCAGCTCCGTGAGGGGTTGGATCGAGATAGTCTGCAGGCGAGCGCAAAGCTGCCTTCAGATGGGGGTCTATAGCCTGAGTGAGATTGGTCCGGGGCTTGCCTGCGGGACCAGCGAAACTCTCAGGAGACCCCCCAAAAATTTCGGTTCTCTTTCTCTTTTTTTGAAGGGCGGTTCCATGGACGAACTTGAGAAGTTGGCCTTGATGGTCAAGGCCGAAGACGAAGCCGCGCAGAAGCTCTGGGAAGCCAAGCGCAAGACCCAAGACACGGTTCGCGACAACGTCCAGAAGCTCATGGACAGCGGCGTCATCAAGCTCACGATCAACCGCTCGGTCCTGTTCCGCCTCACCGAGAACGAACGCAAGATGTCCGTTCAGGCCTTCCGGTAACACACCCCAAAGTCCTAGGGAGCCTCACCGGACTCCCTAGGCAAAAATTCGAACACTTCCCGTACCACACCTGGAAACCCTCTTTTGAAAGGGCAACCCTGTGAACGATCTCATGTCCCCGGCGATGCGCCGTCAGCTCCTCTGGTCCCTCGCGAGGCACATCAAGGAGCGCATGGGCCTCCAGAGCAAGGGTCTCAAGGCCTACAAGAAGGTGGTGAAGGGCCGCAGTAAATAAGGTTCTCTTCAATCAGAGGGAGCTAACGGTCCCCTAAAGGGCCTAAACAGCCCAACCGTAACACACCCTGGCTCGAATGCCTCTCACGCACGGTTGTCAAGCTGGCCTTAGAGATCCTAAGGCACCCCCAAAAGAGTTCCGCAAGGAACGGGAACAGTGCTTGGCTCGCGGTGCGCACCGGGAACCTCACAAGGAAATCTCGAGAAGCTCGAGGTGAAAGCCTGAGGGGGCCGTGCGTGAAAGGCACTCTTGCCGAGATGGCTGGCGTAACCCACCTCAGCTTGCCTGAAGTGTTTGGGGGTGTCCCCTATCGCCTCTGTTATCTAACAGAGGTTTGATGGGAGCATTCACACCTAACAAATGGGCACCCTATATTCCTCGAACACACTTCGACGTAACCCACCTGCCTACCTCTAATCTTAATTAGACTACCTTAGCGTCTCGATGTAGTTCCTTACCTGTTAGAGGACGGCCTTTAACCGATGTCAAGAAATTGGACTTGACTTTATCCCGCTGGGTAAGGGCTACTTCGGGGCGTTGGAGGTTCTAGAGTGAGAGGGAGACCCCAAGGAAACGCACGGAAATGGCAAGCTTAGGAGGGACCGGTCCACTTTTAGGGACACCCCTCCACCTTCGAAGCTCCCTTTCGACACCTTGGCATCCTTCCGGCAACATCCGCTTTCTACTTGCTTTCAGCGTACCACACCTTTGTAATATTCATATTTGGAGGGAAGACATGCCATCCTTCAGCGTCTCTCTGGTTTTCAAGGTTCGGGTGTCTGAATCGGTGGAGGCAGAAGACTCCAATGAGGCCCTGAGCAAGGCCATCATCAAGGCCAAGAAGCGTGTCAGCGAACAAATCAGCGGCTGCTTCAACCCGACTCTGGACACCTACACCTCGATCACGCAGTATCAGGCCCCCTCACAGAAACTTTCTTAGTACCACACCTTTGGAGGGCTCATGCTGAAACCGTTCAGCGACATCATTCGGTATGGGAAGCTCCCGTGCCTCTTGCCTCAGGCGGGTTCCTCCTGGGTAGGGAGCGAAGAAAATGTCTTCATCCACGACGACGCGTGGAGGGTCAAGCTCCTCGAAGTGGTGAGCGTCCCAACCACCACCCTCAAGAAGAAGTGGGCTCAGAGCGTCTGGACGTTCGGGGCCGTGGAAGTTCCCAGCAAGCCCATGTCGCACCCGATGTTCGTGTTTCATGTTCAGGTGGGGAGGGGGAGGCGCAACCGCTACTCCGTGTCGGACGGAGAGGTTTGGTGCGACGTCCACGGGAAGAAAGTCGAACACGACTACGCCAAGAGGGGTTGGTGTTCTGAGAAGGCCCCATGGACGTTGGTGGAGGCTCCTCAGGCCCGTCCTCTCAACATGTCGGTGCAAAATCTGTTCAAGATGGCCATCAAGACATTCTGGGAGGGAAAATGAAACCAAAGCAGCCCAAGGTGATCAAGGCAAGAATCGTGGCGTCCAAGGCGACCAAGCTTCATGGCCTCATCGACCTGAACAAGCTCTCCTTCAAGGTGAGGATGGCCTTGCTGGAGGAGTTTTTCAAGTAGGGGTCTTGGCGCACCATGTGTTCCTTCTAGGCCTTGCGCTTAGGAGGAACCCTTAGTGTACCACACCTTTCTTTTTGGAGGGAAGCCATGCCAGAGATGACCGTCAAGCGCCTCTTGGACGTGGCGCAGTTCCTCCTCGATCTCAGCAAGCAGCGTCTCGCGGAGGCCAAGAGTCTCAACAAGATGGATGAAACGATCCAAGACGTCAGGAGCCTCATCAATGAGGTGGATCTGCTGAAGGATGGTTACGACCTTGTCATGGCTCACCTAAAGGAGAAGGGCATCTAATGATCAATCAGCCAGCGCCTGGGATGTTGGTGGGGGTAGTGAGCGACTCGACGGGACATGGCATCCCTATCGCTTCGTTCGTCACCCTCAAGTCTCGGCACCCAGACCATTCAGATGCGTGGTGGGTGGAGGAGCACAAAGATGTGTGGGTGAGGACCTGCGACGTCATCGTTCTGGTGTAGGAGGAAACTATGTTCGAGATTGGGGTTTCATGACTGGACGGCTCGGAAGGCTTCTTTTTAGGAGAGAAGGATGGCTCGACCCACCCTGAGCGACAAGGAAGGCAACCCCGCGCATGCGTTCCGGCAGAGATACCAGGAGTTCATGGCGATGGAAGATCCGGTGAGGCTCCACGACGAGGCCCTCAAGGTGATCTTCTCGTTCCTTGGCA